GCCGCCTAGTCAGCGGCACCGAGTCTCTTGTAGGCTAAACCCTCATTAAACCAACAGAGAGAAGAGATATGACCATACGAAATCGGATGCGCCAAACTACCCAAACTGGTTTTCGAACCAGAAGGTGGGATGGCATTACCGAGCAAGGTACTTGGCAAAACTCGCAAGAGATTACCGAGGACGTTGTAGGTGCTGGTGACAACCAGCCCTTTTCGTCAGATTCCTTCGTAAAAGAAGGTGGTCTGATTAATGGCGACGAGCTTTCAAATAGGACGGGGTATAACTGGAATAGTTATCCTTCGACTTATCAAGAGCACGATAGCTGGTCTACTTCTCATCTTGATGTTGCCACGCCCGACAGTCGCATACTTGCTTCAGAAGTTCTGAAGCGAACTAATCCTAGTAGGACTAGTGTTGATGCGGTTGTCTCCTTACTCGAACTCAGGGAACTCCCTGGGCTCGTGAAAGATGGATATAACTTCGCGATGAATAGGCTTTTTAAGCATATCCCTCGTTCAGTTTACAGAAAATTGAAGATTGGGGCTAAGATGAACCTTTTGGTTCAATTTGGCCTCCTTCCTATATATTCTGATGTTACGAAACTCGCACAATTCCAATCCCTTGTGGATGGAAGAGTTAGAGAATTCGAACGTCTCCAAACGCGTGGTTTGCGTCGTACTATCCCACTTGGTACTTTCAATGAAAGCCACACGGTTAATCAAGCCGCAATTCAGTCGCAAGGCGTACGCCTTAAAGCTGATTTGCATAAGATTACCGAGGTAGAACTTAGAGGACATATCAGATGGTATGTCACTCGAAATTTCTACGAGTCGGATAGTGAGCTTAGGGCCAAGGCAGCTAATAGTGTGCTTAATAGATCTTTAGATCCACAAGCTATCTATGAACTGATTCCTTGGTCTTGGTTAATTGACTACTTTTCCAATTTAGGAGACTTCGTCTCTCTAACTAGGAATCACGTCAATGCCAAACATGACCTTGTTCGGATCATGACTAAGACTACTACAACCCTCAAATCTTCTAATCATACCACTTCTAATAGTGGTAGGGTAACATTAACCCCGTTTAAAAATAAACGTGTGACGAAGAAGCGAAGGGCAGTCAACGCTGGTTTAACAGCCCAAGCTGAGTTTTTGACGACTCAGCAAATGTCGATCTTAGGTTCTTTATCAGTTTTGAAGGGTCTGCGATAGACTCTTTTCAACTTAAATAAATGACCTAAGGAGCTTTCTATGTTCTCTGATACTCTTGCTATCACCGTTGGTGGTGTCGAAAAGACTTTGACACGTATCAATCAAGACGCTTACGCGTCTGAGTACCTTCTTCGTGAAGATACCGGTGAATTTTCACTTCGAATCCGTAACACCTCTTATGTGCGGAAATCGACGTCGGTCAATGTAGACCGACATAACGTCGAACTCGTACACATGGTGTATGGAATCGAAGCCAGTGACCCTGCTATTGTACGCAAGGTCTACGTCATTTTTGAAAATGACCGGGGTGACCCCTTGGCAGACGCCGAGGCCAACACTACTGGACTTGTTACCTTCCTTACGGAAGCCAACATTCTGAAGATGCTCAATTGGGAAAGCTGATCAAGGCTTTCCTCGTAATTATCCTGGAATGGATAATCAAGAGCGCGCAAAACAGGTTGAAGAGGCTAGGATAATTACCACCAATTTTATATAGGTGCTATTATGAAAAGCCTTTCAAATAGACTGCTCGCAATCGCAGCGGGCATCCTTGCGGATGCATCGCTGGCATACCCAAATGATCGTTTGGGTTTTACTAAGGATTTAGTGAGACTCACCCGATTGGTCGAAACTAGAGGTTTAGGGATCTTTACCCTAGACCTCCCATCACTCGATGGCTATCTTCTTGATGGCCTGGAGTATGGACGTCTGACTTCGAAAAGCGTTTCAATACGCTCTAAGAAGTGCAAAGTGCCGAGATTATTCTCGGGACTTTACTTACGTGTGTTCGACAATTTTGGTTGTTTAAGAGACGATGCTGACGTTAATTCGATTGCATTCCTCAGGCAATTATATTGCATAGGGAAGAAAGTCGAACTCAAGTGCAGCAATAAGCGCGAGCTTAAAGCTTTACAGGAGTATATTAATGTCGAAACGTCTATCAGAGAGCCCAATCTCGATTGGGCTGCTGATTCCCTCAGTCATAATGGGTGTGGCAACTTGCTTCACCTTCGTGACTGCCTGGATGATGATATTCCTCTACTCTCCAAAGATGGAGAAAATAGAGATAACATCAACCGACTTCTCGATGGGTGTCAACGAATCTGTGACATCCTATCCCGAGAGATCGGCTCCTACTACCCAGATGCCGTCTTGGACGGCAATACGGACAACGGGAGCCAGTTAGGGCTTAAACATGGACCTGGAGCTGTGGCGGAATACATTCCTGGAGGTAATAAATATGACTTCCAGAATTGGTCCACCAAGCTTGCACGTCTTTATCCTTTCGATTCATACGGAAGGATGCCTCTAGATGAAAAGGACAAGTGTCCTACAAGTCAAGAGGTACCATCTCGCCTACTGCTTGTGCCTAAGACCGCTAAAGGTCCTAGAATCATCGCAGCAGAGCCTTCTGCCAATATGTTTTGTCAGATGCTCCTTAAGGATTTTCTCGATAAGAGGATAGACAAGACTGTATTAAGTCTCTTTATCAACTTACGAGATCAATCCCTTTCGGGTGATATGGTTAAGCGTGCATCCCTTGACCGAAAGCAGGCGACTATTGATTTGTCGTCTGCTAGCGATAGGCTTTCATTGTGGCTACTCGAACGCGTCTTTCGAAAGAATGATACGCTATTAGAAGCCATCAATGCTAGCCGTACGAGGTCGACTGAACTACCGAGCAAATATTTCGGTAATAAGTCTATTGAACTTAAAAAGTTCGCCTCTCAAGGGACAGCGATTACATTCCCAGTACAGACGATAGTCTTTCTGGCAATAGCCCTTTCTTGTTCCCTGCAAAGGAACGAGTCAGAGCTGCTTATTCACGGAAGAGATTCAGAAGTTCTGAAACTCATTCGTTCTAAGCGTAATCAGGTCCGTGTGTATGGGGATGATATCATCCTCCCCACACACGGGTATGTGAAGATAACGCAACTTATGCACACCCTCGGATTAAAAGTTAACACGGAAAAATCTTTCTTCCGTGGTCACTTCCGAGAATCGTGCGGGTCCGACTTTTTCAAGGGTTACGATGTAACTCCTGTTAAGCCGAAACGCGTTATCTCCGATAATCCTGCGTCAAGGATAGCTGTACTAGACTCATCAAATAACCTCTTTTACCGAGGTTACTGGCGAGCTTCAGAACAACTACGAAATCGACGTGACTCCGATTCATATGAAAGTTTCGGAGTCAAGGGACTTCACGCAGGCACGCAAGGATATGGATCGTTTAGTGCTCAAACAGCTTTGGAGAGATTCAACTGGAATTCAATTAAGCCAGAATCACTAGAAATGGAAACTCAGTTTCCAGATCTTTTAAGTGATATTGGTCTAACGAATTACCGGTGGAATTCCGACCTTTGCCGATTTGAGTGCAAACTTGGGAGAGTCATCTCCTCGGTTCGAACGACACCTTATCCAAATGCGCATGACGCATTACTCGAGCGGTCATTGCGACCGCCTACGAATCCTAAAAAGCTTGTATTGAACCAAGCCTCTTTCGGGGACGTAGGAGTTACGTCAAAGCCTACGCACAGAAATGTGCGTAGGTGGGTGGCTCTCTCAGACTTGTTCTGATTGAGCTTTGGCTTGACAGCCAAG